CAAAGAGAAGTGATCGGGTCTCACTTCCGCCTTCACCAGCTCGGGTTATCCCCGCAGGGGCCCGTCAGTTGCAGGGGTGAGGAGTATTCCCTGCTCTGAAGGTACTAGAACACATCACTCCTGGCGAGGATTGCTCGCACCTTCTCGCGGTACGCCTCATCCACGTCGTACAGCTTCTGGCCCTTGTCGTTCCGCTTGGTCATTGCATCCAGCACCTGCTGCTTGGACTCGAACTTCAGGCCCTCACCAGGTGCCTTGCCGCCGATCAGCTTCGGCTCAGCCTGCTTGGCAGGGCCGGCCTGCATGGCCTGCATGGCCTTGAGCGCCCAGCGGATGGCATCCTTGTTGCCGCTGTTCACCACAGCGTTGTAGTCCACCAGCTGCTGGGCATCGAGGTTCTCCACTGCCCACTCGCTGATCTGCTTGAACCCTTCGTCACCACCCACCATGGCCTTGAGCTGGGCGGTGTCATCAGCAGTGAGCTCTGCGCCTTCAGGGGCAGCAGCCTGCTCAGGCTTGGCCAGGTACTGCTCAACCACCGGCCGTGGGATGCCAGCTGCTTCCAGCTTCTCCACGTACTCAGTCAGGTCTTGGCCGGCCTCCCACTTCTGGGCGATCTCATAGGGGTTGACCTCCGCAGTCTCGAACACATCCGAGAGGAACTCGCCGTAGTCATTGACGGACTGCTCTCGCGTGTAAGGCTGGGGTGCCGAAGTGTCGTCAAGGGTCTCTGGGTCGGTCTCGTCACGGGGCTGACCCAGCTTTCTCTCCAGCTCCTGGTAGGCGCGAGCCAGGTCTTCGGTGCTCTTGAACTTGCCCAGCAGTGGGGCAGCCTCGCCGGCCTCGGCCGCAGCTTCCTGCTCCTGTTCAGCGAGGAACTCATCAAGCAGGCCCTCCTGGCCGGGCCCCACCATTGACGGGGCTTCGGCTTCAGGTGTGGACAGGGTGATCTGAGAATCGGTCATGCGGGTGGTTCCTGTGGTGGTTGTGCCATCTCGGCTTGGATGGCCTGGGCCTGGGCCTGCTTCTGCGGGTCAGCCATTGGTGATGCCATGGCTTGCTGGGCCATAGCCATCTCCTGCTGCTGCTGCTGTTCAGCGGCTAGCTCGTCCTCGGTCTTGACCAGGCCAAGAACGTCCATGCCCATCGAGCTGGCCAATCGCTTGATCAGCTCGGATGGGTTGACGTAGGTGGAGATGCCTTCAGGACCAAGGGTCTGCTGAAGGATCTGCATGAAGCGGGCAGTCTTCTCCAGATCGTTGCCGCGGCCGACTGCCGCCAGGCCAACGCTGACCACTGGCTTGATCAGGTTCTCAGGCAGTGCCTTCATGCCACCAGCACGCACGAAGAGCTCGAGCTTGCGTGCCACATACGGCGACATCAGCTCAACGGTGAGGATGGAATAGATCGAGCCGAGAGAGTTCTCCAGCTGCAATGCCTGCAGCCTGACCTCCTCGGCGGTGACTCGCTCGGCATCACGCTGATCGGCCAGCATGAAGGCCTGGGACAGGCGGCTCTCAATGCGCTGCAGGCCCATCATTGCCACCTGCAGATCCCCGCTCTTCTGGGTCTGCACGGTGAACACGTCGTCCGGGTTGCCGGGCAGGAATGCACCGTTCGGGGCTTCAGCCAGGGCCTTGGCATTGGTAACCCCGCTGGGTTTGACCAGGTGGCGGATCTGCGCTGACACCAGCGATCCCTCGGCGATGGCCTGGTTCAGGGCTTCAGCCGTGTTCAGGTCAGCGATGCAAGCTGACTCCACATAGCCAGGGCCATAGCTGCTGCCGTCCACCCGGATCATGCGGAGTGGCAGCCAGGGCGATGCCGATGCAGCGGCAGTGGCACGGCTGCCGTCCACCTCTTTGCCCTTCACCTCCTGGTGCCAGGAGACCCTGCCGCCATCCCACTTGATGTAGGTGTAGATCTTGTGGGTCTTGGTGTTGGCGATCGGCACCGGCTCGGCATTGATGATGCCGTGCAGCTCGGGGTCTTCCTCCTCGAGGAACTCACGGATGCCCTTGGGCAGAGCTTCCTCTGCCACCTCCTCACACACCACGGCCTCCATGGGATTGCCCATGGGGTCACGCAGCAGCACGTAGCGGTTGAGGTGGAAGCACTGCAGCCCGCTCTCAGCGACATAGAGCAGGCAGTTGCCAGCCACGATCAAGTGCATCAGCGCTTCATGCACCGCCACCCGGTCGTTGCTGGTCTCAATGCTGCGCAGGACCGAGCGCTCGAGGCGGGCCAGGCCCACGTCCAGCTCGGTCTTCATCTTGGCGATCTGGCTGTCAGTGGCCCCGCCCTCGGCCATCTGGGCCTCCTGCTTCTGCATCGCCACGTCGTCGTAGGTGAAGCGGAAGAAGGACTCCGTGGGTGGCAGCAGGGCCAGCAGTAACCGGCTGGCCAGGTTGTGAACACCCCTGGCGCCAATGCCATTCCACGGCAGGGTGAACACCTCGTTCTGGCCAGGGCTTGGCTCGTTCGAGGTAGGGATCAGATAGGGAACAGTGAGCCGCGCAGCGCTACGTGCCCGGCTGAGGTAGTAGTCCCGGTCGGACTGGAGGGCGCGATAGCGCTGTGCAGCAATGGCCATGGTCAGATCCCGATGTTGAGCCCGGTGCCGGCCAGATCACCCACCAATGAGCTGATCGACAGGTCGGTGTTGACCGGCTTCTTCCGTGCCGTGATGGCTTGCGTGATCTGAGCGCCAGAAGCGGGGGCAACGCTGGTGGTGGTGGCGTATGGGGTGATCGACTGCAGGTTCGCGCCCTGCATCGACTTCATCAGGTCATTGATCTGCCCCATGTAGAGCTCGGCCTGGGTGGAGTTGGCCGCGATCTGAGCATTGATGGAGTTGATCAGCTCCTGGTTGGAGTTGTTGACCGAGTTCTCCCAGTTGCCAACAGGGCCAGTGGCTGCAGGTGTTGCTGCTGCCGCTGCTGCCGCGGCCTTGGGTGCTGCAGCGACATAGCCCCTGGGCACCACGATCGGGTTGTAGACGGTGCTGCCAGGGGTAGAGCTGTACCCATCGTTCACACCCCTTTGCTGCTGGCCTGGCGTAGTGGTGGTGGTGCTGCCCATGTACACCTGGCCCTGCCCCATCCGCAGGCCCTCCAGGGCTTGCAGCTGCTGGATTGCCTTGGTTGCAGCACCGCCAACACCTGGCCCCATACCAATGGGTACGCCACCAAAGTTGGTGACGTTGCTGCCGTTCGGGCCGAGCGTGCCCCGGTTGTAGTTGTTGACCAGGCTTGAACCCAGGCCCTGGCCATTGTTCTGGGCACGGGCCATCACCTGAGCCACGGCCTTGCCGGTGGACTCCGCGATCTTCAGCGCTTCGTTCTTGGTGAGGATCGAACCAGCGGACTTCACCTGGGAGCCAAGGCCACCCCCGCTGGACTTTGCCGGTGCTGCTGCCTTGCTGCCTCCGCCCTTGTTCTTAGCCATGTTCAGGTCCCGGTGTTCAGGTCAATCCGCAGACTCCTGCGGTTGCGATCGGATTCAGTCTCCACTCCACGGGCCTTGCCCACCACCACCTTCTCTGCGCTCTTCTCCGGTGGCGGTGGCCCCACCAACGCAGCCATCTGCAGTGCGTTCTGACTGAGCATGGCCTGGCTGTTGGCCGCGGCGGTCTGCAGCTGGGTGGCACGATCCAGCGTCCCGCTCAGCATGGCGTTGGAACTGTGCAGCAGTTGCTGTGCAGCGAGCAGGGGGGTGTCGTCAGCCTTGACGCCCTCCTTCATGAGCTCGTCGCCAGTGATCCGGTTGATCGCCTTGACGACTTTGTTGAGCTGCTTGCTGGCTTTCTTCCGCTCAGGTGCGTGCTTGTTGATCTTGGCGCCTTGAACGCCACCACCTCCCATGCACATCAGTCCACCTCCAGCACAAAGGCACCTTCTTCCTGCTCTTCCAGCTTGGTAGCCAGCCAGCGCACTACAGACACCTGGCCGGCCTTGAACCAAACCTCCTTCTCTGTCCAGTCGATGTCAGCAGCACGCTCTGGGAACTGAGCTGCCATCGCTGCAATCAGCTGCTCTGACAACCGAGGGAACGGCACCACTGCACCTGTGCATAACAACCCTCAGGCTACCGGTGGCTTCCAGAGGATCGGCACACCACGATCGTGGTCATACTCCCCGGGCCTGAGGATGCGAGCACAACGGGCCTGGGTGATGGCGTACCGCTCGGTGAGCGCCTTCTTGAGGTAGGCCCTCAAGACCTCATCCCACATCTCATCCTCATTGGCCGCACCAGCCAGAGCTCGCTCAGCTGCAACTGGGCCGTAGCCGGGACAGCCGGGATAGTTGTCGCTGGCATCACCGATCAGCACCTGGGCGTAGAAGGCCCGATCTGCATCCAGCCTGCTCTGCTCAAGGATCTCCCCATTGCGCAGGTGCAGGCCCGGCAAGGTGAGCATGTCCTTGTCACCACTGATGATCACATCGCCTTCCTCGGCGAGGAGACCCAGCACGTCGTCACCTTCCACAGCGGGGAGGGTGGCAACCTGCCAGCCCCGGGCGTCAGCGGCTTGAACCACCCACTCCTTGAGAGCTGAGTAGCCGGCCGGCTTGCGGTACTTCTTCCGGTTGCCCTTGTACTTCGGCCAGACCGAGTAGCGGAAGCTGGCGCTGTCGCCGAACACCATCACCGGCTGGTGGTCGGGCACCACCTCGAGGAACTCATTGATGACTTCCTGGAAGCTGGCCCGGGCATCGCCATGCCGGCAGACATAGGTCCAGTCATCTGGCCCCCACTCGGCTTCATACTCACTGCCCGCTGCGGCGCGGTACAGGTAGAACTCAGCGTCAATCAGCGCTTTCATTGCTCTCCCTCACAATGCGGTCAGCGACTTCGTTGATGGCCAGGTAGCAGATCCGGGCCTGCCCCTCGTCAGGCGCCCAGGTGCGGATCTCCTGGGCCAGCTCAAGCAGCACCGCCTTCATGCGGCGCTTGTCGTCGATGCTGTATTCCCCCAGGGACCAGTACAGCTGGATCAGGTTGTCAAGCAGCTTCACTTCACCACCAGGACGTTGGAGTTGGGCCAGCAGTTGCTGGCG